GATGCAGGTGATCGAGGAGGGCGTCTTCCTCGGCGCGATCACGGTGCGTCGCGCGGGCAGGGTAAACAGCCTGATCGATGGCGCACACCGGCTGGAAGCGATGAGCCGCCTCGGCCGCGAGACGATCCGCGCCGACGTCCTTGACTGCAACGCCAGCGAGGCCCGGCGGCTTGAAGTGACCGGCAACCTGACCGCCGGGATGACCCCGGTGCAGGATGCGATCTTCCTCAGTGTCTATCAGGCCGAGTACGAGAAGCTGCACCCGGAAACCAAGGGTGGGGTTGCGGGTGCGCTGGCCCGGCACGGTCTGCAAACGTCAAATATGACGTTTGCAGAAGTGATCGCTGAAACCCGGCAGATCAAGCCGCGGCAGGTCCAGAAGATCATCGCCGCCGGTCGCGCGCTGAGCCGAGACGAGCGCGATGCGCTGCAGGTGTCCCCGCACCGGATTGCGATCAGCGAAATCGAGAAGCTGGGCAAGATCGGCGACCAGTCTCTGCGCGCCCGCGCAGTCGAGGCGCTGCTCGACGGGAAGAAGGTCGCGTCGGCCATCAAGGCCGCCAAGGCCGAAGCGAACGGCGACGCGCCCGCTGTTAAGGACCCGGTTGAAGCGGCCTTCATCGCCCTGTCCAAGGCCTGGGCGCGCGCGCCGATGGCGGCGAAGAAGCGGTTCGTCGCGTCGCAGTTCGAGCAGTTGCTGGTGACCATCGAGGATGAAGCGCTCGAGCGAGACATTGCAGATCGACTGCAGGAGGCGGGCAAGTGACCCTTACCCCTTCTCAGGAATGGTGGACGCCCGAGCAGATCGCCGAGAGCTGCCTGCCGGACCTGCCGGCGACCAAGCGCGGCGTGAATGCTCTGGCCAACCGTCTGAACTGGCGCGGGGCGACGAAGTTCGCCCGTGGCCGCACTGGCAAGGGCGGGGGCTGGGAGTATTCGTGGAAGCTGTTCCCGAACGCAGCCCAGCAGGCGCTGATCAAGCAGGCCGTCGCCCCCAAAGCGGCCGCAGCCCGCGCCCGCGACGAGGTCTGGGCCTGGTATGAGGCGCTGCCGCAATCGGTGAAGGACAAGGCGCAGGCGCGGCTTCTGGTCATCCAGAAGGTCGAGGCGCTGGAGCCTGCCATAGGGCGGTTCCTTGCGGTCGAGCAGGTCGCCGGTCTGGACGGGGTCGGCGCGCGGACGGTCTGGTCGTGGTTCCAGATGATCGAGGGCGTCGCCGCGCATGACCGGCTGGCCTACCTCGCCCCACGCAACCGCGCCGCCGAAAAGCGCCCGCGCGCCAAGGAATGCGCGCCGGAGTTCTTCGACATCCTGAAGTCGGACTTCCTGCGCCTTGAGGCCCCGCCCTTTACCGACTGCTACCGCCGCGCCTGCCGGATCGCCAGTGAGCGCGGCCTCGACATCCTGCCCGAGCGCACGATGCGGCGGCATCTGGACGCGGCCGTCAGCCGGGTCACGCAGGTTCTGGCGCGGCAGGGCGTGGACGCGGTGAAGCGCCTCTTCCCATCGCAGGTCCGCGACAAGACGTGCCTCGTCGCGCTTCAAGCGGTGAACGCCGACTTCCACAAGTTCGACGTCTTCGTGCGCTGGCCTTCCGTCGGCGGTGAGGCTGGTCTGGTGACCCGCCCGCAGATGGTGGCATTCCAGGACATCTACTCGGGACGCATCCTGTCCTGGCGGATCGACCAGACGCCCAACTCGACGGCGGTCCTTCTCTGTGCCGGGGACATGATCGAGGCCTGGGGCATCCCGGAGCATGTCCTGCTGGACAACGGGCGCGAATTCGCCGCCAAGGCGATCACCGGCGGAGCCGCGACCCGCTACCGGTTCAAGGTCAAGGAAGACGACATTCCGGGCCTCTTCACCGCGCTTGGATGCACCATCCACTGGGCGACGCCCTACAGCGGCCAGTCGAAGCCGATCGAGCGCGCATTCCGCGACATGTGCCAGTCGATCGCCAAGGACCCGCGCCTGGCCGGGGCCTATACCGGCAACACGGTTGTGGCCAAGCCGGAGAATTACGGCAGCCGCGCGGTCGAGCTGGAAGAGTTCCTGAAGGTCGTCTCGGAAGGAATCGAGGAGCACAACGCCCGCGAGAACCGCCGGTCTGAGGTGGCCTTCGGGCGGTCCTTCAACGCTGTCTTCGACGAAAGCTATGCCAGCGCCCCGATCCGCAAGGCGACCGAGGCGCAGCGCCGCCTTTGGCTGATGGGGGCCGAGGGTTTGCGGGCGGACACGAAGTCCGGCCTGATCCGTTTCCAGCGCAACGAGTTCTGGGAACCCTGGCTGACCGAGTTTGCGGGCCAGCGCGTGGTGATCCGCTTCGACCCGGCGGACCTTTGGTCTGGTATTCACGTCTACGCCCAGGACGGGGCCTACCTCGGCCACAGCGCCTGCAAGCAGAAGGTCGGCTTCCTGGACATGGACGAGGCGCGGATGACCGCCCGCGCCTATCGCGGCTGGCTGAAGGCGCAGAAGGCCGAAGTGGACGCGCACCGGGTCTGGAAGGCGTCCGAGATCGGCACCGCGCTGGACGGCCTGTCGCAGACCCCGGCGCCGACTGTCGAGGCCAAGGTCGTGAAGCCGGTCTTCGGCAAGCCGGTGCCTGACGCCCCAGCCCGTCCGAGCGGGTCGCCCCCGATCGACGAGGCCACTTTCGCGCGCATCCAGTCGGGTGTGGTGGCCAACCTCGACGCGGCTAGGGCTGGCAAGGGCCCGGTCCCTGCCGCCGAAGAAACCGCGCGGGACCGCTTCAAGCGCGCCCTGGACATCAAGCGGCGGATGGAAGCGGGACAGCCCGTGACACGAGACCAGGAGCGCTGGCTGAGCGTCTTTCAGAACACTTCGGAATACCGGGCGGAGCGGCTGCTTTGGGATGACTTCGGCGACGAGATCTTCGGATGAGAAATGCCGCCGGGGGCGGTCAAGACCCCACGGCGGCGGTAACGAGAGCAGGAGAGAAGAATGACAGAACGAGGGGAACTTTACAACACGGTCGCGCCCCTGGCGAATGTGACGCGCCTCGTGGCGCTGATCGACCGGTGCCAGAACCGGCGGCACGGGCTGACCGGGATGGGCTGCTTCTTCGGGCAGGCGGGCCTCGGCAAGACCACCGCCGGAATCTACGCCACGAACACGCTGGATGCCTGCCATGTCGAGGCCGAGCCGGTCGGCGGGACGAAGAACCTGCTGCAGATGATCGTGACCGAGCTTGGGGAACGGCCGAAGAAGACGGTGACCGATCTTCTGCATCAGGCCCAGCAGGCGCTGGCGCTGAGCGGACGCCCCCTGATCATCGACGAGGCCGACCATATCCTGAAGACCAGCATCATCGAGGCGGTGCGGTCGATCCACGACAAGTCCGGCGCGCCGGTCATCCTGATGGGCGAGGAGCTTCTGCCGCATCGCCTGAAGCAATGGGAACGGGTGCATGGCCGGATGCTGGCCTGGGTCGAGGCAGAGCCTGCCACGCTGGAGGATGTAGGCCATCTGGCCCGGATATATGCGCCGCGTGTCGAGGTGACACCTGACCTGCGCGAAGCGGTCCTGACCGCGTCCAAGGCATCCATGCGCTATATCAGCACCAACCTGGCGGACATCGCGGAATTCGCCGCCGTGCGTGGCCTTGAGCGGGTTACCAAGGCCGACTGGGGCGGCGGGGCCTTTCATACCGGCGAGCCTCCGACGCTGCGCCGTGGCGTTGTCGTGGCAGCGCCCCGGCGCGGGAGGGCGGCATGAACCGTTCCCCGATGATGTCGCAGTCGCTGGCCGACGCCGCATTTGCCTATGCCTCGACCTTGCCCGAATTCGGCTATGCCGAGATTTCGGTCAGGATGGGAGTTACCGAAGACCATGTCCGCAAGATCGTGCGGAAGTGGAAGGCGGCTGAGCTTTTGGACGAGGTCAGGTCGGGTCACGGTATCCGGTCAGCCTGGAAGGTCAGGGATGCGGCACGGCTGGCACTGGCCGTGAAGGCGCGCAGCCCCGAGCAGAACATCTGGACCGCGATGCGGCAACTGAAGGCCTTCAGCCCGCGCGAACTGGCCGCGCACGCGTCGACGGAAGACACGTCAGTCACGCTGGAAGTCGCGCAGGACTATTGCCGGACGCTGCTTGGCGCGGACTATCTGGTCGTCGTGCGCAAGGCCGTGCCGGGCAAGCAGCTGGCGATCTACCGGCTTACCCGCAACACCGGACCTCGCGCGCCCCGGGAAAAGCGGGTCCGGGCGGTGGTCGACGACAACACCGAACAGACCATTCTGATCGGGGGTGGCCAATGACCGCCGACCTGATCGCCGCCGCCGAAGAGGCCTGGGGCGTGCCCCTGCCCGACTGGGTCCGGTCGCTTGCACTCGCCTGCCAGCGGACCAGCCAGTCCAGGGTCGCGGCCGAGCTGGACCGGTCGCCTGCCGTCGTCAGCACGGTCCTGCGGAAGAAATACGCCGGGTCCTACGACCGGATCGAGGAGCGGGTGCGTGGCCTGTTGATGAACGGGCGCATCGACTGCCCGGCGCTGGGGCAGCTGCCGACCCACGAATGCCAGGACTGGCGCGAGAAGGCGAAGGTCTTCGCTGCCGGCAACCCGACCCGTACCCGCATGTTC